ATCGGTGCCACACCAAATACACCCGCAGGTGTTTCACCTTCGACGATGGTGTACGGCTTTTCGGTGTGTGACCATGAAAATACAAGAGCTTCAAGGTTACATTTACCCAACACTGCTTGTACTTCATTTCGATCCGCCTCCCGTAAGTGTTTTGCCAGATACACACAGTCCCCCGGCAACGAGGGCCGAACCGTAAGGCTCACATTCTGCGTGATCTTGGATTCCATGAAAGCTCAAACTCTGCTGACAGAACGGATGTCGGTAGCGGTGTGTCGTTCTTGACGGTGATAGCAACTTGGTCTGCTTTGGAAAACACCGGGAACCTAAACTCACCAGACTCCATAGGGACAGAACCCAAGAGTAGTGTACCAGCACCGAGAATCTTGCCGGTGAATTCATGGGTACTTGTGTCCCTAAAATCTGGGGTCACGTTTACGGTAAATGCACCAGAGCTTCCGTATGTGATCGTTCCGTAACGAACCTGCATACGTCCTTCAGTCATCACAGCAAGCCCACCGGACTGAGTTCCCTCTCTCAGAACCAAGTCTGAGAAGGTGTATGACATCTCATAGGCTTCTCCAGCGTAGAAGTTCACCCCAGTCATGTCACGATCCGCAGTGATCTGGTTAGATCCGTCTGCCTGAGTCGCCACAGCAATGCGTTCTCCTGCTGTAGAAATGATCTCGATGTTCCTGCCTGCCGTCTTCTTGTAGGGCATAGTGATTGTCGTGTTACTGACAGATACTCCAGTAGAGGCTTGGGTGAACCGACGATCAAGACGAGAGACATACTCTGATCCGGTGTCAGTCTTTCCGATTTCCACCGCCATCTTCTCGATGAACACTCCCTCTGCTCTATACACGGTCACAATTAGATCGGTGTTGACAAACTCGATGTTGTAAATCTTCGACCCGGTTCCTAAATCCCAACGGTGCCATGCACTTTGGATTCGCTTTCGATCTGTGTTGTAGTAGTTGTAGACGTAAATCGCATCTGTGTCTCCGTCCGTCAAACAACAGATCACGTTTTCGTGCGTGGCCGAAGTCATCTTGGTAATCTTACCTGGGATGTACTTTGGAACCTGAGTGGAGATATCCACGCCTTCATAGTTGTTTTCGATGTCAATCGGGACGTACTCTCGGACTCCAGAGAATGAACCGCGATCAAACGGGAAGAACACCGAGTTTTCAGACGCTACTGGTTGAGTCGTGATAATGCTGTCATAGCTCGTAGCTCTTGCAATGGAAGCAGTCTTAGAAGACAGAACTGTGTCCGATTGGAGAATGAACTGTGACTTTTCTGAAAACAGGACCAACTTTTCTGACACAGGAGTAGCCGACTTCAAAGAAGAAATCTCACCTGTAGCCGATGCGATGTCAATCGGGGCGGTGTCCAGCAAGTCTACAACCGTAAACCGGAAGAAGTTGAAAAACTCTCCAGCCTCACTCATGACAATGTTTTCACCTGACAGAATCCCAAACCTGTTTTTGAACAAGAACATGTTCGAGATGCCGTCTGTGACAAACGTGGGGTCTGGGTTTGTTCGAGTGTCTCCGACGGTTCTGGCACCCCACACGAACTTACTGTAATCGTAAGTGGGAGTTCCGCCTGCCGAGCTAGTGTGGTTTTCTCCGTCAGCCTGCTTGAAAACAAATGTACCGTTTTCTTGTTTGATTAGGAGGTGTGGCATCTTTGAAGCGGTGAGAGTAGAGGTTACCCCAGGTTTAGCACACTCTTCCCAAACACCTTTTCCAATTTGTCCCGGCAAAGACGTAGAAACAAACCTGACGTAGTAGTCATCTTCACCACCGTCTACATCACCCTCAATATGGAGAATCATCCCGTCTTTTGCGCGTGTTGGGAGTTCTGCGACTGTCTGAGCATCGCCCTTGAACACCTCTATATAACTGGGTGAAAGGTCTGCTGTGACTGCAATCGTGAACTCTTCAGAAGAAGTGATGTACAAAACTTCATCGTCAGCTTCAACATAAAGATTTGGGTTACTTGAATCGCTTTCTTGATGGACCTGAAACCACATGTCACCCGATTGAGCGGCATTAGTGTAAAACGCCGTGGCGGTAAAGCCCCCACCAGTCGGGTAATCCCCGCTTGCGTTGTGCATCCACCCGGTGGGAATGTAAGTCATCAGAGTCTGCTGGTATCCCCGTCGCCCTGGTTCGACAACTATCCAATATGTTGTGCCTGCAACGGGAGTGAAATCAAACGGAACACGTTGCGTTGTGTTTCCAGAGGTCGGCCAGTTTGAAAGGCTAATATCTGATAGACGGGAACCAGGGGTGTTGCTTCCGCTGTCCGACCAAATAGACCACTGCATATTGTAAATTGCATCAAAGAGGCCGCTGTATCCGTTGGCGGTTCTCCAAGAGATGCCTGTTATCTTGTCTGTGGTTGCCACCCGAAACGCCTGTGCAACTTTGTTGCTGCCTGTACCGAGATTTGGTGCGGCTGTAGCTCCGGTATAAGCCTGACTAGCTGTTTCGTTTCCCAATGCTGTGGAAAGCCCAGTGGTAATTTCTGAAACCGTCGGGGTGGCATCAGCGTTGAAAGTTGCGTTGTTGGTTGTGGTCCCCTGTGTAATATCAATGGTGTAAATCGTGTCCGCAGCTTGCTTGATAAACACCAAAGCCTCAAACGGGTTTGGGGATGAGGGTGTTTGGCCCTCCATTGTCGGCTTTGTTTCGGTGTTCGCAATGTAGGTCACATCTGCAATGGTTGTCGCTTTGATTGCAGTGTCAGCGTTGTCAGTGTCCAGATAGGTCACGTTGTCGTTGTCGGCACCACAGTATTCACCCATCTCAACGGTTTTCAGATTGCCGTCGATGTCGTACACCCGGATCATTTGGTCTCGAATAAGAACGGTGTACTGCTCAGGGGTTCCACGGTTGATCGTGTGTACGAACGTCTTTGCATCAGTAGACAGGTTTGTCTTACAGACATGCTCAGTGGGTAGCCGCTTAGTCAGTCCCTCTACCACAGACGGGTAGGCGTTTTCTTGGGCCGTGGCCTGGGTGTCATACCTAAGCGAGTCTGGCTGTTGAGAAACCCCGTTCATCAGGTTTGGAAGAGTCTTGCTAATCAGCATTTCAACCCCTATCGAGTCGGTCAATTACAGAGTCACGGTCAACAATACGAGCAACGTCGTAGTTGTCGAACACAGAGTAGTCAGCCGTATCCATTTCAAACTGACGAAGTGTAACCAAAGCCGCCATCTCATCACCACGGGTGAATGCGGAAATCTTTTCAGACCCCAACATTCTGTCTTGGTAGATACGAGCGGATCTAATCATGATGTAACGCTTTGCAGGCTCCGGCATGTAGTCCCACTCCATCAGTGCGACAGTAGTGTACTTCAACGTCTTGGTGAACGTGTAAGTGTGTGACTTCCTGTTGTAGAGCTTTGTGCCACGAATCACGATGTCGAAATCGGAATCTATGTTTGCATCTTCAAGGTCAACACGAACAATGTTGCTTGCTAGGTTGACTTGTCCTGTGGAGTCTGGGGGCAGTTGGACTTCTTTTTCGGTGTTGAAGTGCCAACCGGCAGACTGAATCTCTCTGGAGACTTCATCAAGGACAGACTCTGCGATGCGAACATCTGCTGTAACAGAAGTGAGGTTGTTGACTGGGGCTTCTCCCACGGTACTGAGAATCGTGTTGACGGCCATCAGCTTGGTCGTGGTGGACATTGCCATGAGTCATTACCTTTCTGTTTGAAAAAATGAGTTGAGCCTCCCAGTGGGAGACCCAACCCTTGAGTTGTGTGGCCGAAATTAGGCCGACTTGAGTTGGACGCAAGCGTCAGCGCGAAGGTAGTTGTGACCCATCGCGTACTTGGCGACCATGAGCGTACCCTGGTTCTGGACAAGGTAGTCACTTTCGACAGCAAGGTCGAGCAGCTTGACCGTACCAATAGCCGAGCGGTGGAAACCCACCCCAACGGTGTTGCTAAAGTCGATGCCGGAGTAACCTTCATCTGCATCCGCGACTGCGATGCCCGCATCGTTGAACGGTGCGTTACGAACCGAAGTCGAACCAAGAATCGTGTCCACCGTTCCGCCGCCGTTGTCGTTTTCGTTGGCAGTGGGGATGTGGTTGGACATGATGACTTGAATGCCGCCGACCATGAGAGCCTGATCGCCGCGAGTAGGAGTCGCCGTGCCACCGAAGTCACGGTTCATAATGGCACCCCCGGTGTTGGCAGAGCCAGCAGCCTTGAGAATACCATAGAACGTGGCTGGGTTGACAACCGCAAAGCGATCGCCCTGCGGAATATCGGCTTCATCAAACTTCTGAGCAAGTTCAAGCAGCTTGTCAACGATGTCATCACCAGCCGTACCAACGACCAGTGATCCGCCACCAGCGTTACCAATGGGATCGGTAGTGTCAAACGAACCGGCGAGAGCGGTACGAATGAGTGCCTTATCCGCATGGTTACTAAGAGCGAAACCGATTTCGCGGCTGTAGATTGACCTAACGTCATAGTGGTTCATTGCTTCATCAATGTTTGCAATGAAAGCACTGGAGACGAGAAGGTTGTCAATGTGAATGACGCGCTCTGAGTGGTCGATGGCGGTGCCAAGGATCTCGTTGCCAGGAGTGTGATATCCGGCAGTGGTTGCGCCGGTCATCGGGAACTGAGCGGACTTACCGCTCGTAATCGTTCGGACGGTGTGAAGGGGCATCATCACGTTGCGCTCGGCAAACGAGGTGAGAACCTCTCCTGAGAACTGCTTCAGAAACAGTTCAAAATTGTCCGACCCGCCCTTGTTCAAACCAAGGCGGGATTCTGTCATGTTAGACATTTTGAATCTCCGAAAAAAGTTAGAGGTACAACAAAAACACATCGTGTTTAGACGATAGGCTCATGCCGCACTTCTAGCTGTCCGGTTATCCGCCGCAACGGGCCGCGCTTCTGTGCCTAGAGTGACTCCGACATCAACACATTTACCACTTCTTACATGACCAATAACGTGCGGTCAGTTTGTTAGTAGCGGTTTTACACTTATGCCTAGCTCGGAACGACTTCCGACGCTTAGGATTGTCTTTTTTGATCGTCATGTTTGCATCACCAAATCGGATGATCTTTTCCTTGCCCCCAGAGCAAGCCTTTACGACAAACTTCTTGCCGCCTTGGACCTGCCGTCGAGGCTTGTTGCAAGCCATCTTTGCTTTGTTGACGCGCTTTGCCATCATCCACCGCCGATGGTTCCGTCCGGTGCTGTATCAAGTGCAGCGGAAAGTTCTTGAAACTTCTCGACCTGGCCGTCTCGAACAGTTTTGATTGCGCCGATAGACCCTGCTCCCATGACGGTTCCCAGAATCATGTATTCGCCGGTCTGCATTCCCTGTTCATCTTTCAGAAATGCGAGTAGTTTTTCACCCACTGTACTTTCCTCCAGTGACGAGCTTCAAGAAAGGCTTCTTGAAAATCATGCCTGCGACAAAACCAGCGGCGGCCACGAGTCCCATGAACCACATGGTGCCAAAGAAACTAGAAACGGTAGCAATAGTAATCATTTTGTTTTCTTCTCCGAAAGGATTTGAACGACAGTTCGGTAGGCCCATGCCGCCGAAACCATGCCGCTCAGTATCACAACAGGAATGAAGATCCAATCGTCGTACTTTGCGACCATGTAATTCAGTAGTACCAGGATCACACCGCCGATTGACGGATACCATCCCTTTGTTCCTCGGGTAATTACCAACAGCACCATCCCGGCCAGTAGACACAAGCCGCCCGTCACAGACAGTACCGTGAGTGGTTCCGACTCTGCGGCACCAACCAATCGTTGTGTGGTTGTTCCTGAGTCGGTGGGGAAAAAGGAGGTTGTTTTACACCCGGTCAGAAGCAAGACAAGAAAGAGTAATCGAGTCATATATCACTGACATTCTTTCTTATTGTAAACGCCTTTTCAAAGTGCTTAGTAAGCTGCGCCGAGTTTGATTTGATTCGATGATCGTGCGCTTTGATGTCACGTTCTATCGTTGCC